GGTGCGTATGTCGGCTCGCGTCTGGCCTTCCGCGGCAAAATCGTCCGGGCGCAAAGCGTGGCAGCGTACAAGGCGATACGCGAGGTGGCGTAAGCGCAAAGCGCCAAAGCGTGGAGCGAAGCGACTAAAACGAAAGAACGGGATTCGGATGGTTTCCGAATTCCATTTAAAAGGTATTCAAATACCGGCGAAGCCGGTCGAAAAAATAGAATTTTGAGGTATATGAAAAAGATTATCGCATTTTTAAAAATGAGTAACCGTTACAAGCATCTTATCGGTGGTTTGATGGTAGGTCTATTGGGATTTACTCCTTGGACGGCCTTTTATGCTGCGGCCATTGCAGCTTCCTGTCTGGAACTGAAAGATACTCTTCGGGGAAGTCCTTGGGACTGGATTGATTGGGGGCTCACCGTCGCGGGTGGCAGTATATCCGTTTTATTTTGGATGATAGTGTAATTCGTTTATCTGTTTTGCCTGTTAAATCAGTAACTTTGCAAGCGGTAGAGTTCCCCAATAGTCCGTGTGGTCTATCGCGGGTACAACAATGCGAATGCGAATGGCGGTGTGTCGAATGCGAATGCGAATAACGATGCTTCGAATACGAATGCGAATGTCGGCTCGCGTCTGGAAATCTAACAAATCGGCGTACAGCAGCGGGGACGTGTCCCCGAAGCGGTGCCGAGGGGAGCAAGCCACAGCAACAGCACCAGAAAAGGTGGAAAGCTGAAAAATCACGCGTCGGGTGGAGTTTGGTAGGCTGTTATCAGTTCGAAGAAGTCAGACCCGGGGAAAGGAAGGCCCTCATCTTCCATGTTTATTAACCAATAGCTTATGCGCAGGGAAGGATATATTATCGAGGAAATCATCGAATACTCCAATATGTCGGAGGCATTCGATTCGGTACTTCGCGGAACCGATCGTAAGAGGTCAAGGCAGGGACGATTCCTGCTTGCCCATAGGGAGAAGATTATCACCGAACTGACGGCTTCCATTGCGGACGGCTCATTCCGGCTGGGCGGCTACCATGAGAGGGAAATTGAAGAATACGGTAAAAAACGTATTTTGCAGATCCTGTCCATGAAAGACCGCATCGCTGTGTTTGCCATCATGAATGTGGTGGACCGCCACCTGCAAAAACGTTATATCCGGACAACCGGTGCAAGCATCAAAAGGCGCGGTACTCATGACCTGATGAACTGCATACGTACCGATTTGCAAAAAAATCCGGAAGGCACGCTTTACGCATACAAATTTGACATCCGGAGGTTTTATGACAATGCGCGGCAGGACTTTGTTATGTGGTGCTTCCGGAGGGTGTTCAAGGACAAAAGGCTGTTGGTCTTGTTGGAGCGGTTTGTTAAGCTGCTGCCGGAAGGTATCAGTTTCGGACTGCGCAGTTCACAAGGGGCAGGAAATCTGCTTCTGTCTGTATTTTTAGACCACTATCTGAAGGATAAGTACGGGGTTCGTTATTACTATCGCTATTGCGATGACGGACTGGTACTCGGTAAAACGAAAGCGGAATTGTGGAAGATTCGTGATGCTGTTCACGGGCAAATGGGAAAAATAGACTTGGAAATAAAGCCGAATGAACGGGTGTTCCCTGTGGAAGAAGGCATTGATTTCCTTGGCTATGTTATCCGTCCCGACTATGTAAGATTGCGGAAACGCATCAAACAGAAGTTTGCCCGGAAAATGCACGAGGTAAAATCGAGAAAAAGACGGCGGGAACTGATTGCCAGTTTCTACGGCATGACGAAGCACGCCGACTGTAATAAGTTGTTTAAAAAATTAACAGGCAAAGAAATGAGAAGTTTTAAAGACTTGAATGTCGCTTACAAGCCGGAAGACGGTAAAAAGCGATTCCCCGGAGTGGTGGTAAGCATCCGGGAACTGGTAAACTTACCCATTGTAGTGAAGGACTTTGAGACCGGTATCAAAACCGAGCAGGGAGAAGACCGCTGTATTGTGGCCATCGAAGTGAACGGCGAGGCAAAGAAGTTCTTCACCAACAGCGAGGAAATGAAGAATATTCTCGCACAAGTAAAGGAAATGCCGGATGGTTTCCCGTTTGAAACGACCATCAAGACAGAGACATTCGGCAAAGGTAGAACCAAATACGTGTTTACATGAGAAGAGTTGAAGGAAGTTCCGGGGTTTCGCTGATGGAATGCACGAACCCGGTTAAAGACAAATGGCGCATCCGATGGGATGTGCAGGAAAAAGAGAACGGCTCTGCCTCCTACATGGAAGAGGAGTTCGGGCATAAGCCTACTGATGAGGAAATCCACACATTGGTTATGTCCTGGTATAACAGCCAGACTGATGCGGCTATCCTATCCGGATTCGCCTATAATGGTGCCCATGTATGGCTTTCTGTGGAGAACCAGTACAACTATAAGGCAGCATACGATTTGGCCGTTCAGACGGGCGGAGAAACCCTGCCAGTGACGTTTAAGTTTGGTTCGGATGAACAACCGGAATACCATACTTTTACTCAGTTAGAAGAACTGAAAGATTTCTATACAAAAGCAGTAGGATTCATTCAGACAGTTCTGGCTGAAGGCTGGGAAAAAAAGGACAAGTTCAATTTGGAATTATATCGGATTGAGTGATTGACAATCCCTTCGGGGGAGGGATAAAAAAAGCCCCCGGCCTGTTAATATAGACGCCAATCATTTATTAACACAAAACGCCACGAGAGTGCGCGACCGGGGGCAATGCCCTCTGCCGCACTCTCGTGGCGTTTTTACGCATTAAATAAATGATTGGCATTGCAAAAGTACAAAAATGATTGGATATGACATTGTTTGAAGCACTTAAATTTAACAGAGAACCGCTTGAAATGCTTATAAGTTTGGGCGGCAAGCAGGATGACCTTCGATTCATAGACTTATATACGGAGTATGAGGTCATGAAAAAACAAGGTGAAAAGACCACTTATGCAGTGGCGTTTTTGGCAAATAAATATTCGGTAAGCGAACGTAAGGTGTATGATGTTATCAAACGGTTTGGAAAGCACTGCACGCTCGGTGCAGTGTGATTGATGTGCCGGGGATGCCTTGTGTTGTCCGGTAGAGCTACCTTTGTACAACCAAAAATAAAGCTCATGAATAAGTATTACCAGACATTAGACAAGATACTCCAAACGGGCAAAATCCAGACCAATAGGAAAGGGCGTATCAAGTATCTATTAAACGAAAGGCTCATGCTAACCCCCGCTGATTTACTTGACATATTTGAAAGCCACGGGATAGCCAGGAAAAAGCTGAAAGAGGAATTGAAACTGTTTATGCAAGGAGTCCGGGATGTGGAAAAATACAAAGAGGCAGGGATTACCTGGTGGGATTATTGCGGCCATACCCTTGTAAACAGCTATCCAACTTACTTTGAAAAGCTTCCACCCCTCATAACCAGGATTAACCGGGAAAAGCGCAACAGCAAGAATTATGTCCTGTTTCTTGGAGAAACCGGGGTGGAAAGCAACCAGGCACCCTGCCTGAGTCTTGTGCAGTTCCAAATTGATGAGGGAGAATTGGTGCTATCTGCATATCAGCGTAGTTCTGATGCGAACCTTGGGCTTCCGGCTGATATTTATCATCTTTATCTGATGGCAAGGCAGGTGGAGCTTCCCCTGAAGTCCATAACCCTTGACCTTGGAAATGTGCATATATATGAAAATAACATTGACCGGACTCTGGAACTGTTATCCGGAGTTGAAAACATTAAATTTGACTTGAACGTATGAAGAATATGAATTTATCTGCACCACTGCCATTTGTAGGCCAAAAAAGAATGTTTGCTAAAGAGTTTATTAAAGTTTTGGAACAGTTCCCTGAAGATACCGTGTTTGTGGACTTGTTTGGCGGTTCCGGACTTCTTTCGCATATAGCCAAAAGAAGCAAGCCCGATGCTACTGTTGTCTACAATGACTTCGACAACTACCGGTTCAGACTGAAAAATATCCCACAGACAAATAAACTGCTTGCCGATATTAGGGAGCTGGTGGGTAATTCGATACCCAAACATAAACCAATTAAAGGGGAACTTAGAGAACGCATTTTTAAACGTATCGAGGAAGAAGAACTAAATGTTGGGTACGTGGATTTTATAACCTTATCATCCTCACTTATGTTCTCCATGAAGTATAAATTGTCTGTAGCCGAAATGCGCAAGGAAGTCCTTTATAACAACATTCGCAAGACCGGTTATCCGGAGTCTTCTGACTACTTAAAAGGGCTTGAAATTGTATCATGCGACTACAAAGCAGTATTCAACCAATATAAGGATGTTCCCGGAGTCGTCTTTTTAATTGATCCGCCTTATCTTTCCACTGATGTTGGTACGTACAATATGTATTGGCGCTTGTCTGATTATTTGGATGTTTTAAAGATACTCGAAAAGCATTCCTTCGTTTATTTCACATCCAATAAATCCTCCATACTTGAACTGTGTGAATGGATTGGAGCAAACAAAACCATTGGCAATCCTTTTGAGGGTTGTACAAAAAAGGAATTCAATGCCCACATGAATTATTCTGCCGAATATACAGACATGATGCTGTATAAGAAACAGGAAAAATTAGTTCATAAAACAGCTGCTTAGCACTGAACAAAGATACAATTTTTCAAGTAGAAGGCCAAACTTTTGAGCCTTATTTTAATGCCGTTATAAAGCCATTTTTTATGAAATTATAAAGCCGAAACAGAGGTCATTACAAAACTTTTGTTTCGGCTTTTTGAGTGTTGCGCGCTTTCCTTTTTTGAACGCTTCGTTTTGTCCTTTTCCCTGAAAATCGAACGCTTCGTTTCGGATTCTGCGGAAATTTGGATTTGCGGATTATACG